TGTTAGATTTTATACGAGCAGCCTGCTTAGCACTGCTGCTTTTACTTTTAGGTTTACTAGTAAACTTAATACGTTTTTTAGCTGATTGTGCCATTATCGTCCTTGTCCTCTATATTGTTTAGTATAATTTTTACTTGACTTAAGTTGGGACGTTTTTGTTTTAGCGTGGATGCCTGGTCTTGATACTTTTGGTTTTTCTAATTTTATAGCGGTTGTTTGTCCTTTAGCCATTTAGTTGAATAATTCTTTTAAGTTATCTCTTACAATTATATTTTTCAACTTAGCCTGGTAATTTGGGTCTTCGGCATAGCCGTTTAGCAAATTATAGTATTGCTGTTCTGTTTTACATTTGGAACCATATGTTGCCATCCAAAACGCGTAATCCAAAACACTTTCCTGCCAAGTATTATAATAAGCATGTCTGTATTGGGTGCCTTTGGCTGTGTTAATTCGCACTTGGGCTTCCTTCATACCAAACAAGTTATTGTTATCGATAAATATTCGAGAAGAATAGTTATTCGATTCTAACTTAGCTTGTGCTAAAACGATGTGTGGATATTTAATATTTAATTCTTTAAGTTTACGAACGAGTTTTTCTTCAGTAAATTCACGTTCACCATTTATATTGATTTCTAGGATACGTTCATAATCTTTTAACTCCATTGTGTTGATTGATACAAAAGACATAAGAGCTATTCCTATCACAACCCATCGAAAATATTTTAATCTTAATATTGGTTCGAATTTGAGTTCGTGTTTGTTGTATTTGTAAAGCATAGGTGAAGTTTTAGGTTCGACTTTCGAGTGACTTGATCGCAGCAGCGATGCGAGCGCAACCTTCATATTCTTCATGTAACTCATGAATTTCAAGATTTTGTTTAAGTGTTTGCATCATGTCTTTTCTATCTAAAGTAATATCAAAAATATTACCTTCATCTTGAACGTGAATTTCTAAGATAGGAATAAAACGTTTTTTATTAGTTAGGTTAGCTAAAGCAGTTTCAACAATAGCCTTAGATATTTTAATATCTTTTTGTTGGAGCATTTCTTCAAACTCCTCTTGTGTTTTTACTACAATTTTCTTTACCATTAGAATAAGTCTAAAAACTTTCCGGTACTTTTCTTTTCACGTAATTTACTAAGCTTCTCTTGGTCCTCCAACATTTTTGTAGCTAGTTTTTCAAGATGAGACGATTTTTGATTAGCATAATCGTTTACTATTTTATCGTGTTTACGTTTTTTCATATTCTAGAAATAAATTCTGAGCCATCTTCTATATTAGAAGGAAGATCATATAATCCTAGTTCTTTTAAACGTTGCATCTGGTATTCATCTAGTTCCCAGGTTGTTTCTCCTTCGTTTACAGGTTTATAATCTTCAATTTGTTCAATTTGTTTATCACTAAATATATCCCCAACAGTTAGAAAATAGTGATTATAACAAAGTACTTCTAAATTTTCTAATCTATAATTTCTTTTATTTTTGTCTTTAAAGTTAAGTAATAATGGACTTTTATAATCTAATACTCTACGTTCATTAAACTTACACATACCACATTCTTCTTTTAAATAACCTTCTTGAAATAGCTTTTTTTTAACTTTATCAGGAGAAAAGTTAGTCATAGGAACTCTACCTTCAATAATATCAAGCAATGCTGGTTCTTTACCAGAGTTGCTTAAAAATTTGGGTATGCCTTTGCCTGATTGGTTTTTATGTTGTTCGAATAAATTAGAATAACCCTTTTCAGTTGCATCATAAGTTTTAGCCCACTTTTTGTAGTGAATATAAGAGCAATTCAAATAACGTGCAGCAGCTTTATTTGATTTAGTTTTAGCCATAGCAGCTAAAATAAGTTCTTTTCCTAGTGGTTTTGCTTTAGGCATTATTCTTCGGAATCATCAAACTTGATATTATCAAGCTTATTATCTTCATTATCAAAGTGAATAAACTCAGCTTTAGATTCACCAGTAGATTTTTTACGCATTTTATTCTCTGAGAACATATAATTACGATATTCTTGTTCTCCTATAATTACTACTTTAGTAAGTGCATGATCACCTTCACCAACTTGAATACTAAGTCCTTTTTTACGGCCTACAGCACTACAGTCAACACAAAAATCATAACCATAAAGTTCGAGGCGAAGCTTAGGCATTGGGTTACCACAGCATGAGCACTCCATCATTTCAAACTTAGGGGTTGTTTTTTTCATAGGGATAGTTTCTAAATACATTATAACCTTTATTTAAGTGTTTTAAAAAATTTATAAAATTGTTTGTGAGTTTTAAAATGATATACTTTACCATTTTCGTCTTCAAGACCTAGTATATTACCTTCTTCATCAAATCGTTCTAATACATACCACCAAAATACTTCTGCTTTAAATGCTCCATATTTAAGCATCACAAGTGTTTCAATTGCATGATATAAGTATTGTAAAAAACCTTGAAAATCAATTCCGTAATTTTCATACATCTCATGCTCTTGTTTCCAAGCAATTTCAATGGTTTCTACTAATTCAATAAACAATTTTTCTTCTTTTTGTTCAACTGATTTAGGAGATTCATTTATATTTACCTCAGCACCAACAAGTTCCTCAAGAAGATGTTTTAGATCCTTCATTTAGATATTGAGAATAATGATAAAAATTGTTTTAGAGTCATTCGTTTGCCTTCAGCAAAATGTTCAGCTGCGTATAAACGAGATTTAGCTTTACAATAAAAAATAGGTTCCTTAGAACTATCTGCGCGGTTATAAAAATAGTATACTTTCATTTTTTCCCTTTTTGGTAAATATAAGAAAAATATTTTAGGTAACCAAATTAAATTATTTCAAATTCAATTTCAATCTCTGAAAATCCCCAAGTATTAGGATTTTCTGATTGGGTAAAATGTTCTACCCATTTCCAAACGTCATTATAAACTTGTTTTGAAGGAGATGACCCATCATTTCCCATACCTTTATGAGACAGATGATATAAAGGTATATCATATATAGGGACTAAATTATAACCATTTAATACAGCCTTTTTCTGTACGTTAGTATCTTGAAAACAGGCATAAAGCATATTTTCTTCAAATCCTTTAATGTTATACCAAAGGTTTTTATGGGCTAGTTGAAAATCACCACAACAGTTAATAATACTATAAGTATCATTAGGAGAAACTTTAGCATAAAAACGTCTTTCTTGAGAAATTTGATCTAAATTATCTCTAAATTCTTTCCATTTATCAAATCCTAACTTTTCTAACTCTACCATTTCAACATCTCGTCTTGAAAAAGTATAAAAAGTATTTTCATCAGCTTTAGATAAAAAATTATTTAATACTTCTTTTTTAGGAGCTAAAATATCAATAGTTGTAGCTACAATCCAATCTGCATCACATCTACGCATCATAATATTACTAGCTAATACTTGAAGACAAGCTTGAGCATCCGGGTTATTATTAGTTAGAGCATAAGCAGCATCTGGAGGGATAACCATATGTTTAAGTCTTCCAGTTTTAGGTATTTTATCTATTATATCCCATAATATAGGATTATTATTTTCAGGGGTATTCCAATCTAAAAACCACACTTCATCAAATGTTTCTAACATTGATTCTAAACATACAACTATTCTATTATCTTCTTTATAGCCATCATTTCTTCCATAAAGTAAAGCTGCTGTTTTCATATTGTTGATACCCCTGATTTTTGGACTACTATAGTTGTACATTCTTGAGCAAACTTAATTGCTTTATCTATATCATTAGAACGAGCATATTCTACTACTAATCCAGCTAAAAATGTATCTCCAGCACCTGAAACATCTTTTACAGGTACTTCTTGGGTTGGATAATTTTTACCTTGGTAGTCACAACCGTATTTACCTCTTGTAACTATGGTTTTATTTTGAAGAATACTATCATTAAGTAATATCTCTAAGTTACGTTCATACTCATGATAATTAATTTTAATAAAATCAACATAATGAGCCCATTCACCTAATATTTTTTTAGTATCTAAAAATGTAGGAATTGATGTATTTTGAGTAATAAATTCAATATCATTTTCAGACAAAAATCCTTTACAGTAGTCTGAGATTACAATAGCGTTATACTCTTCTTCAGGGAGATAAGTAGAATCAATTTGTTCACATTTATCATTTTCATCTACTCTTAAAAGTAAATGATTATACTTAGAACAAACATATCTTATTTTACGAATTTCAGTTTTATTAGTAACAAAATCCACTTCAGCTCCTAAAGCTTTTAGATTAGCTACTACATTACCTGCCATACCAGGGTTAGATGTTTCTCTTTCAGGTACGATAATGGGTACAGGTGCTTCTGGGGCTATTCTTTCTACTTTACCATATCTAAAAATATCTGTACAACTATCTCCTATAACTAATATTTTCATCGTCTTAAAAATTTACGTCCTGAGCTTACTCTGTCTCTCCAGTATTGGAGGAGATCATTCATAGTTTGTTCAAAAGTATATTCTGGTTTCCAACCTGTATGGTTTTGGAATTTAGTAGTATCAGGTACTTGTAAATCAGCATCAATTGGACGCAAACGCTCAGGATCAATTACAACCTCAATATTATCTACTGTAGACTGGCTGATTAAATAGTTAAGCATATCAACAATTTTACAAGTATAAGTACCACCAATATTGTAATACTCACCTGCAATAGGATTATGAGTAACTAACATATAATAAGCTTTTACAGCATCTCTAACATCAGCATAAGTACGAAGTGATTCTAAATTACCTACATAAATTTTAGGTTCTTGTAAGCCAGCTTCAATCATAGCAATTTGTTTAGCGAATGTTGATTCTGAGAATACATCGCCTCGTCTAGGGCCTGTATGAGTAAACATACGAGTAGTCATAATAGTCATTCCATATGCCTCGGCATAATAACGACCTACTAAATCAGTTCCAACCTTAGATATAGCATAAGGTGAAGCTGGGTGGAAACCACATTCTTCATTAATTGGTAATTTTTCTTTAGGAACACGGCCAAATACCTCACTCGATGCACATACATGCGTTATAGCGTTTTTATACGCGGAATTACGCAATGCCTCTAATAAATTAGCGGTTCCCAATATATTTGTTTGGAGAGTTTCTATAGGCGCATCAAAACTAGGCATAGGATAAGATTGAGCAGCTAAATGAAAAACATAATTAGGTTTTGCTTTATCTATTGCTTTACTTAATGAAGGTAAATCATTTAAATCACCATAAATAAGTTCAATACGATCTTTTTTATCAATTTCACTTACTAAATGCTCAAGATTATCTAATGAATCATACCAACGAGCAAACCCATAAATTTTCCAATCTGTATTTTTAAGGAGGTAGTCTGTTAAATGACTTCCTACCATCCCTGTTATACCCGTAATAAATGCATTCATATTAAAGCTTATTTGCAATATACCATTCAACTGTTTCTTTGATACCTTCTTCAAATGTGTAAGTAGGTTCAAATCCTAATTCGCTTTGGATACGCTCTGTGCTAGCCATTCTAAATGGAATAGTTGTTGGTTTAGTCTCATCCCAAACTACTTCAGGAGTTTTACCTGTAGCTTTAAGAACAGCTTCTACAATATCACCTACTGTAAGAGCGATTCCAGAACCAACATTATAAGGACGCATAGGTTCACCTTTTTCTAAAATAAGTAAACATGCTTTAACTACATCTTTAACATAAAGAAAATCACGAACTACATCAGAAGTGCCCCAAACAATAAAAGGATTTTCATCATCTAAAACTCGTTTAATAAGAGCAGGAACAACGTGACATGTTTTAGGATCAAAGTTATCATAAGGACCATAAATAGCGGTTCCACGGCCTAACATAATTTCCATTCCTGAGAATTTATAAACGTGTTCCATAAGTTTTTCTCTATAGCGACGCATCCAACCATAACCAAAATACTTAGCAAATGGTTCTTCATCCCAAAATTCTTCTTCTTTAATAGGATATCTACGATCAGGATAACCTGTGGAGCTATTTAAATCAAGGAAACGTTTTACTCCATTACGTTGTGATGCATCTAAAATATTTCCTAATACCATAATATTCTGCATAGATATTTGAATATCGGTAGGAACTGTTGATGGGTGAGCAATTTTACCTCCTGAATGTATTACATAGTCTGCCCCTTCTGTAAGGCGAAGGCAATCTTCTAAATTATTTAGATTAATATAATCTAAAACTTCAATATTTTCATGGGTATATTGAAGAGGTGTTTCATGAACATACGTTCTAACTTTTGCTCCTTTTTCTACTAAAGCCTTAAGATAATGGGTTCCAATAAAACCACTACCTCCTGTGACTACTACTAATTTGTCTTTAAAGAAATTATTCATAATATGTTTTTAAATTTTTTAGAGATGATTTATTATATTTTTTATTTAGAGTATAAATTGGAAACATTGAATATAAATTATAAGATTCATAAGTATAATTTCCTAGTTCTGTGGTAGAATTAAAATAAGATTTTACTTGAGACAATTTAATTACTTCATTTGAAATAAAATCAACTACTCCACTGTATTCTAAATAGTCACCACTAGAAAAAAATTCAAGAATATCACTCATTAAGATATAATTAAAAGTAGAATCACTAGATAAACCTAATTTATCTACATTATCTTTTAATTTAGTAACATGGTTAGGCTTCATATCAGGACCTAACATCATAGAACATCTTAAAATAAGAGCATTTGGATTTTTTTCTACAATCGATTCTGCAAATCGTTTAAATAACCCATAATAATTAGGATTGTCTTGATAAACATCTACTGTTGAAATATAAACAAACTTATGATGACTTAAATTTAAAAGATCTTGAGTTAGAAAAATATTGTCTTGTAAATATTTGTAATAATCTTGAATTTGGTATTGTTCTTTATTAAAGGCACAATGAATAATTGTATTAAAATCTTCTCTTTTAACTAGATTTAATTCATTTCTCCCAAAACCAAGGGAATCAGGTAAATTATCATTTAAATACTTACCTAATCCACTTTTATTTCCTGAAATTAAATACTCTGCCATTAGTGATCTACAAATGCATTATAACGTTTATCTAAAATTTCTTTATTATTCATAAACCATTCTGTAGTTCGTTGAATGCCCTCTTCTAATGATACTGAAATATCAAATCCATAAGATCTAGCTCGAGTCATATCAAATAAACGAATAGCATCACCGCCGGGTTTATCTGTTAGCCATTTTACTTCAAGATCTTTACCTGAATGTTTAACTACCATGTCAACTACTTCTTTGATTGAATAACCTTTACCTGAACCTAAGTTAATTGGTTGGGTAATTTTATTTTCAACAGCAAACAACATTCCTAAAGCAACATCATCAGCATGAATAAAATCACGAATTGTTGAACCATCACCCCAAACTTCAAGCACATCATTTTCTTGTGCTTTACGAATAAGTGAAGGAACTACCATTGCGTTCGCTGGGTTGAAGTTATCGTAGTTACCATAAACGTTAGCAGGACGAACAATAGAAACATTATTCAAACCATATTGAATAGCATATGCTTCGGCTTGTAATTCGCCCATACGCTTAGCCCAACCAGCAAAACGATCATTTGGGGATGGAACAGTTTTCCAAACGCTATCTTCAACAAATACTTCTGCAGGCGCATAAACACCAACTGAGCTTGTATACAGATACCATTTTACATTTGCTCTACGAGCAGCTTCCATCATGTTTGTATTAAATTGAAGCATTGGAACCATAAAATCAGCTGGTTGTTCAGCACACATTTTAGGTGATCCTTTAACACCTACTAAGTTAAAAACATAATCTTGACCATTACAAATAGCTTCACATTGATCAAAATAACGCAAATCAGCTTTAACATAGCCTACACCTTTAGGTAAGTCTGAGGGTTCAGTAAGGTCAGCAATTGTAACTTGGGCTCCTTTTTCTAGGAGGAATTTAACTAGTGAACGGCCAATCATACCACCGCCCCCAGTTACTAAAACTTTTTGGTTATTAAACATTATTTAATTTTTTACAAAGATTAATAATTTGTTCTTCAGTTAATTCAGGATGGTTACCTACATAAAGAGCATTTTTATGGATATAATCAGCTTGTACTAATGTTCCATTTATACGGTGTGGGAATTTTTTTAAATAAGGTTGACGAGATTGGTTTCCACCTCCTGCTGTACCTAAACGATATTCTACTCCTTCTTCTTCTAAAATACGGCAAACTTCTTTTAATTTATTTATAGTAGCTCCTTGCATCATTAAAGGTAAAGCAAAATTGCTATTACCTTGAATATTAAATCTAGTAATAAACATTGCAGGGTTAAGATTACTTAACCAAGTATCTAAATTATCTTGCCTACATTTTATATTGTAATCTAAACGTTTCATTTGTTCAATACCCAAAACAGCATTTAGCTCAGTTGAACGCATGTTAAATCCAGCTACTGCAAAAGTAAATAATGGATTTAAATCAGGATAAACATTTTGATAAAGTTCTTGTAATCCTAAAGAAGCTTCTCGTGTCATTCCATGTGAGCGGAATAGTTTAGCTAAATCATATAGGCCTGGGTTGTTTGTACAAACCATTCCTCCTTCAATAGTAGTAATATGATGACCAAAATAAAATGAGAACAATGAAATATCACCAAATGAACCTACACGTTTACCATTGTAAGTAGCACCATGAGCTTCACAACAATCCTCAATTAGAATTAAATTATTATCTTTAGCAATTTGAATAATTTCATCATTAATTGCTGGGAATCCTAGTGTATGTACTAATACAATTGCTTTGGTTTTAGGAGTAATAGCATCCTTAATGTTTCTAGAAGTAATGTTAAAATCACTAAGTGATACATCTACAAATACAGGGGTCATTCCTAATTGAACAACTGAAGATATGTCGCTAACCCAACCAATTGGGGGTACAATTATTTCACCTTCACCTACTAATTCTTTTACCATAGCAATAGAAATATAGTTAGCTGAAGCACCAGAGTTAACCATTACAGAATGATTTACACCTAACCATTCAGACCATATACTTTCAAATTCTTTAACTTTAGGTCCGTTAGTAAAACGTTCACCATTTAAACAGAAATCAGCTAGGATTTCTCTATCACCTTGGGTGATATTATCATTAATAAGAGGCCATGTAAAATTATTTGCTGCCATAAAACTCGCTGTGTTCAATAATTAAGGTTGATTTATCACTATTATATGCTTTTTCAAATGCTGGAAAGATTTCTTCTGGTTCCATTAATTCAACAACTTCTACTTCAGTAAGCATTTTACGCATTGCTTCAGTATGGTTTTGAGTATGTTGGGGACCTGCACTAAATGGTACTTTAGAACCTACAGCTACACGAATAATAACTTTAGGTTTCATTTCACCTTTAGACATGTCTTGCATTTTGTCTAAATGATTAACCAATTGGTTAAGTGATAAAATAAAGAAATCAAATCGTGGGTAACAAGTAATGGGTACCCAACCTGTTAATGCCATACCTGTAGCCATTCCCAATTGGGTTTCTTCAAATACGGGTAATTCAACTCGTTTGTCTTGTGGGACATTAACCATTGTATTTGAAATAGCGTGTCCGCTCATTCCAATAGCTTGTCCTGTAAATACGGTATCTGGCTTTGAAGCAAGCCATTCCATTGCTCTGTCTAATTCGTTTTTGTAACCCATAATTTAGAAATTAACCCATTTGCCTGTTCCGTGGTGGGGGTAAGACATTTTATATTGATAATAAATAACATTTTCAGGAACGTCCATACGCTTACCCCAAGCTAAATCAGTGGGTGTGTGAACACTCAAATTATTATCTTCAACTACAAATTGAAGTGGTAGATTGAAGTTTTGAGAATATTTGTAGGCTTCATGGAATACACCAGTTTCCATTGTCATATCACCTACAAAACACCATACACGACGAGGTGAATTAGAACGCTTTAAACCAGCAGCAATGCCTAAAGAAAGAGGAATAATACCACCTACAATAGATGAAGCATAAAAGTTAGGTTTAAGATTATTTGTGCCCATACTTCTACCTTCACTAATCCATGAAAATAATTTTTCTGGGTCTACACCGTGTAATAGGGCATGGTAATGATTTCTCCAAGCTGAAAGTACCCAATCATCTTTGTGGATGTATTGAAACAATTCAATAAGTTGTTCTTCGTTATTTTTAGATAAATGCACTGGTCCTTTTACCTTGGCATTTTCATATGCATCCTTTACTCGATCTTCGAATGCAATTAGTTCTTCAGGCGTAATGTTTACGTCGCGAACTTTAGTATAGTGTCTGGGTATATTCATAACATTAATATAATAAAAAAACTTTTAAGCGTCACGTTTAGATAAAATAGGATTAGAAACAGGCCAGTGAATTCCTATACGGGGATCATTCCATTTTAATGTAAATTGATCTTGAACATCTGGATATGATCCTTGGTAAGCCCATTTGTAGAAGAATGTTGCTTCATCACTTAAAACAAAATGACCATTAGCAAACATAGGTGGGATTAAAACTGCTTTCTTATTTTTAGAGGATAAAACAATAGAATCCCATTTTAAATAGTTTTTAGATTCAGGACGATTATCAACTACTACTAATAATACTTCACCTGCTAAACAAGAAATATATTTCCATGATTTAGAATCACCGTGTAATCCTCTTAACACATGTTTGCGCGAAATAGATACTTTATCATGGTTAAAAACTAATTCATGATCATCTTGTTTAAATAAGGTATATAATTCACCTCTAAAATCTTCAAATGAATCTGGTTGATAGATTCTTACTTCTGGAAATATCATATATTATTAAGTTCAAAAATATTATCAAAAAATTGACTGATGTTGTTTTCAAATGTGTCTTGAAGTGCTAATTCATAATTATATTCAATATATGGAAGCATTTCATTATATTTTTCTGGGGTTAGATTATTTATTATATCTAATAATTCTTCTTTGGTGTTAAATCTAATAATTCCTTTTTCATCATAACCAAATTCACTAATATTAGGGCAACCCCAATATAATGGGATAGTTTTAGTTACAAACGCATCCCCAATCTTATTATACCAATTATTATATTTAACATTCTCAATTACGATGTTAAACATTGAATCATCAAATAAAACTCTTCGGCCATAACTAATAGGATCAATACCTTCTGGAATGTGGGATAGGTCTCTAGAATATTCAGTATAACCAGGTCTGGTATTAGTTTTATGGTCATAATCATCTAAAACATAAAACCATTTTTTAGGAATTTGAATTTTAGACTCTAAAGAATAAACACTATGTCGTAATTTGTGTCCTTCAACAGAAGATTTAGTTCCACATAAAAATGAAATATTAAATTCTTTTTTACTTAGTGAATTAATATAATCATTATCTAAAGTTTGGCCACTGTAAGTAAAATTTACAGCATTAGATAAATTACTTAATAATTTATCATTCCAAGTTAATATAGCTGTAAATTGGGAGTGGGTTCGAGAAGCATAAGAATGTAAACCAAAAAACTCATCAGGTTCATGTAAAAATAAAAAATTATAAGGGTTTATATTTAGCTCATTAAGAGATGTAGGTAATTTATCATACCAAAAAGTAATAGGTTTGTCTCCATACTTTGCTTTAATATAAAGTAAGTAAGGATCAGTATTAATATCTCTAAAATTAGCAAATATTTCCATTACCAACTAATTTCCCAGTCTTTAAACTCGGCTGCTAAACAATCGATTTTATAATCTTTTCTTCCGCCTACAACTTCTTGAATTCTATTTTTAGCTGTATTGCGAATACCATTTAAACCATGTGTTAATTCCAGGTTATTTCCGTCTTTAATGCCCTTACGATAATTAGATTCGTTGTGCCATATATGAAGATTCATCTGCGATAATACCACGATAGCTCTAATTGTTTCAGCTGTTACTTTACCATCTTGTTCATCTAATAACATTTGAATATCGTGTGTAATATCAGCAATTTCTTGGGCATATTCATCTTTATGTTCTGGGATGAATACTTCTTTAAGTTGGACGATTGATAAACGATCAACTAGTTCACTTAGTGTTGGAAGATATTTTCTCATATAATATTTTGGTTTTTAATCATTTGTACACCTTTATTTAGATATTCATTCATTCTTGCTTCAAATTTGTCTCTTTGTTCTTTAGCTCCTATTTTAATTTTAAGAAAATCTTTATAATATTCAGTATAACCTCTATCTTTTAAAGGGCCAATTGAATATTCAAATATAGTTTGTCCTCTTAAAATGTATTGTTGGTAATCTACTCCTAAACTTTTAACGTGATCAGAAAGCATCATTGAATACCAATCCCAAGGACCATATCCAGTCCAATCATCATGCACACGGCATAAGTTTTCATAAAATGATTTACTATAAAGATCAAACCATATTGCAAATTTACTTTTAGAAACAGGATCTAAGTAAATATCCTCATTAGAAGATTTTAAATCATACCTAATATCAAAAATATCAGCTTTATCCCAATCATTATAAGGTACGTTTAGATATTTTTTATTAGTTATTTCATCCCAAGTCCAATCCCACATTTTAGAAATTTCAGGAGTAATTACAAAATAATCATTTTTAATTATTTTAGCTGCCTCAATTAAAGAATATAAAGCAGTCTCACTAAAGTACATATCAGGGCAAACTGAGATGTAATAATCAAATTCATCTCCATATGCTTGTTTTTGCATATCTAAAAGACCATAATTTTCATCTCCATCATATACTATGGAATTATGTTTATAATCTTTTAAAAGAATAGCTAAATCATTATATTTTTTAATAAAAAACTCTTTAGGTAATTTACTATTATCCCAATCAATTAAATAATTAGATAAATTAAGATGAGTATCAATAGTTATTTCAACATCTTTAGGAAGATAATATTTTGATTTTTTAAATTGAGTATAAGAAAGCAAGGCATAATCAATTTGCCAAGGCATAATAAGGTAAAATAATTTAATTTTTATCATAACTTATTTTGCTTTATAGCTTCTACTATCTCAGCAATAGTCATTTTTCTTCCTAGAATGTTCATTTCATTTTTTACTCCAGACTTAATCATTTTAATCCAATAGATAAACTCGTCTACACTTAAAACATATCTAGTAGTATCCTGGATTGTGGGTTCAATACCTTGGTTTAATTGGGTTTTAAAAAAGTTTAGTATAGTATGAGGGGTAGTAACCCATTCACAAACTTCAATTCTAACTATAGTATAACTTTTATAATGAGTTCTAATATACTCTTCCATATCTATTTTATGTTGAGTATAACGATCTTCTTTATAGTAAATTCCTAAATTAGAAAAATACACTACATGTTGATCTGTAGGGACTGTTTTAAGTAAGTTTAACTCACGTTGATATTCGCTTTCATCTTTACAAGAGCTATTACTAACTCCTGAAGCGAAAAATACTAAATCATCTCTATCTTCTAATACTCGAGCAATGCTACCATTACCTATAATCATAATTTAAAACTTTTCAGTAAAAACTTCAATACATAAAACATTAACATCGTTAATCATAACCATGCTACCATCAGTACACTTAAATTTAGTAAATTGTCCTTGTTTAATAGAAGAACTTAAAATACCATGGTATGTTCTTTTAATTCCTCCTACAAAATGAATTATTTGAGTTACTACTTCACCTTGAGTATTAACTGTAGATTTCATATTAGGGTATTTATCTTTCATAACTTACTATAATATTCATTTTGTTTTTCTTGGCGTTTAATATCCTTATGGTGAATTAAACACCATTCTTCCTCAGGAGGAAGAACTGCCATAGTTTCATAACCATTAAGAACTTCATGTACTTTATTTTCCCATCGTATTTCAGGAACACGTTTATAAATTCTCCATTGATAGTCTGGGAAGTTAATCCAGCCACGTTCATTAACGTACCACTTCCACTTATCAATATGTTCTTGAGTTAATCCTTCTACTGTATTAATACGAGGCACTCTAACAACATCTACTGTATTCATTTCTAATACTTGAGGGAGTAAACGCATTACATACTCTGAGATCATTTCATCAGCATCGATTTGGTAGATGTAGTCTCCTAAACATGCTTCTGTGAGAGCATTTTTCATATGAGCAAAGTGACCATTAAAATGATAACCAAACCATCTAAAGGGAACTGTATTTACACTTTGAGCTCTTAAATAATCTTCTACAGATTTAGAACCATTGTTAGTATCATAAAATACTACAATTTCATCTTCTTTCCTTTTGTTCTCAATTAAAAAAGGAAGTAAACGTTGAATTTCTAATAACTCATTACAAACTGTAATTGCGTAACTTATTTTCATTTTGGTTTATTTTTCAAACACTCCAATATAATCAAGAGCTTCTATATAATCACGTTCTGGGAAATGTTGTAAAGTAGTCATGTCCATTTTCCATTTATAATCTTTACCTTTTTCAGCAAATTTAGCTTTTTCTTCTTCAGGCATAGGGATTGCTTTAACAGCAGACCAATACCAATTTAAAGAAGTACCTCCATCAGCAAACACCATACCTTTATCAGGAATATTAACCGTAGAAGGCATCCAAATTAATCCATTTTCATCTTCACCCATTAATTCTTTATATAGCTCTGGAAGGATTTCTAGTTGTTCATTTAAAAATTTAGAGCCTGAGTTCATAGCAGTATTAGCTTGGAAACCACAACCATAACAATAATATAGCTTAATATCAGCACTTACTTCTTGAACATAACACGCATCTGAACTGCAACGATTACAAGTAATTAAATTATCCATTTAGTATAGGTTTTTTAGGAAGTTCAATTTTTTTAATTTGGGGTAATTTAAGTTCTACTTTTTTAGGTAAGTCTGGGATATTTTGGGTTAAAAGAAGATCTAGTTTTTCTTTCATTTTGTCTTTACTAAAGTTAGTTTTACTATAGTAAGCTTGTCGTTTACCCCCACTGATATATTTTTTATAATTTTCGAACATATCATTTAAAAAATATCCAATTTGTCCATGATCAGGGGAAAACCATTGAGATTCAGGTAAAATCATATCTTTAACTACTGCTGATTTATGAACATTTGTAAGGGTTCCTCCTATTAAAATACTAAATTCTTTATGTAAAAAATCTGTATGGCCGGACCATGAAGTAGTAATGATAGGTTTTTGTGATAAACTAAATTCAAGTAATGGACGACCAAAGCCTTCACCTTTAGTTAAACTAACCATTGCTTTAATTTTAGAATGGTTATAAAGTGAATTCATTTCTTCATCAGTAAATTCACCATGAAGAAGATAAATATTAGGTAAATTTTCAGAATTTACTGTTTCCTTAATATATGAAATTTTTTTAAGAATTTCATCTCTATCCATATAAGAAGCCCCAACTTGAGAAGTTTTAAGAATTAAAGCAGGTTTGTTTTTTTTATTTTTAAAAGTTTCTAAAAATGCTTTAATTAATAAACCTACATTTTTTCTATCTTCACCTATCTCTCCTTGCATCCAATGACCTACAAATAAGTAAGCAAATGATTCAGGAATATTAAAATCAATCAAACAAGGTTCAGTAGTAGGTTTATAAACGTCTAAGTTAGCACCTTCAAATAATACTTCAATAGGTTTTTCTACTTTTACTTCTCCTACTTTTTGGTTTTGATTATTTCTTTTTTCATAAACTGAGTTAAGAAAAGATTGTTTAGAATGCTCAGATGAAGCAAAAGTAATATCCATTCTATTTATTCCTTCTACCCAACTACCATGTACTAAAGTAGTTTCCATACCAGCAGTAAAACCAATATTATACTTTCCTACAGGTTGAAATTCATTAGGTACAGTAACTTGAGCCCAAATATCTGGTTGCTCAGTAAGATTATTGTTAGGGACTATTAAATCTAAAAGAAATCCCCACTCAGGATTATTTGTACAGAATCCAAAGGGTGTATTTCCCCAGCGTTGAGATAATAATTTTACATCATATTTATCTAATTCTATAATAGCTTTAATTAAATCTCTAGAACGAGCACCATAACCACTATAAGTGTCAAAAGGGCTGCTTATATAAAACGTATTTTTACTCATATTAATAAATTAATTTATGATTTAAAACAGGAAGATTGTAATCAGTAGCATTAATAAATTCAAATTTTTCTCTAGGTTTCCAAGTTGAAAATAATTCATCCATTCCTTCGATAATACGTTGAGCTTGATGTTCTTGAGTAAAACCTGCTTCATTAGAAAGAGCCCAATTTCTACCTTTATTACCTTTATCTTTACGTTCTTTAGAAGAAAGATTATAAACCTCCATAATTTGGTCAGCAGCATCTTCCCAATTACATCTATCATCAAAAATATAAGGTGTAGGAGGAGAACCTTGTAGTGAACGACTTGTTGGGTATACTGGGAATGCCCATTCACCATGTTTTTTGTAAGTACCTCTATGATTAGAAGGGAAATCAGCGTTAAAATCAATCCAATTACCATTTTCATCTTCAAAACGCATTTGATCTTGCATACCACCTGTTACATTAGCAATAATAGGGTTCCCTACAAGTAAGGCTTCAGTTAAACTTAATCCCCAACCTTCATTTGAAGTAAGAAGAATTTGAACATCTGCTATGTTGTGAAGATAATTTATTTGCTCAACACTAAATCTGGTATTAGTGATTACTATATTATCTTTAGGGCATATAGTTTTAATTATAGCAGGAAGATCAGTTCCATGATCTAAAACCGCTTCAGTATGAAGTAATAAAAGACATTTTTTAGCTTTTTCTTTAGGTAGTTTATCTATAAAAGTTTTAAATGCTAAAATAGTATCAGGTACTTGTTTACGTCTAATATTTCGTGAATTAAAAAATACTACAAAATCATATTCTTTACCTTTTAGTAAATGTTTTTTAAATTCTTGAAATTCTTTATTATTTTCTTTATCTTTAAGAGGGTAAAGAATTTTTGGATTTAAACCATGAGGTACATACTTAATAATTTTTCCTTTAGCTTTATCATCTAAAACAAGTTTATTAATGTTAACTGTTTGTTTAGAAATACCAAATAAGGCATCACATGATTCATAAAATGCTTTATTATAATAAGGAGCAGGAAGATCATCCCAAATATTAAGGTAAGCAATAGGAATTTGTTTACGGATTTCGTTTTCAATTTGAAATAACCAAACCCAATATCTAGGATCAGTAATTAAGAAAATAGCATCAGGTTGTTCTTCTTCTAAAAGTTTTCTTAAAGTAGTAGGATCACCATACCCATTATAAGGAATAACAACAACTGAAGCATCTGTAATTCCTGTGTTTTTGTTGGTGTCTTCACTAAGGTCAAATCTTTTTCCAAATTCAGGGTGATCAATTGCTCCTCCTAAGTTTACCCAATTATAGCGATGAGCTGTTCCTAAAATTAGCTCTCGTCCTACCGTTCCAATTCCTGATGGTAGTCTAATATCATCGCACATCAAAAGAATTTTTTTCCTTTGATCCTTTGGTACGTAACCTTCTTTCATAAATTAAATATCTAAATTATTATGACTATGTATTTGTTTTCTAAAATTTTCGTCTGTAAGATACAAATGAATTGAACGATCAGCAAGTTTTTGGAATGAAAATTTGTGGCGAACACACGAAACTTTAAATTCATCAAATAACTCACTTTGTATCTTTACAGAAGTTAAAGTCATTTCTTTTTTATTCATAACATTATTTTTAATTAATTGTTTGATATACATATATTAGGAGTCTTTAAGATAACCCCTTGTCACATAAATTAATATCATTATTAAAAGGACAGAATTGACAATTCCATTTGCTAGGATTTTTTAATTGTGGTCCTTGATTATACGAACCATCCTTCTGGAAAGCACGTTCAATAAATTCATTTAATGCTTTTGTTGCTTTATTTACTTTTACTTTACCTGAGGTTGGTACATGGGTTTGAATACGTTTTTCAGGGTAATCTCCATCTTCATAGATTTTACGTTTTACAATAAAATATTCAATATCAATATTATCTATTGGAAAGTTATATTGTTGAGCAAAGAATTTTTTATATAAAATCAATTGCATATTTTTAACTTCATCACTTTTTTCTTTGTCTTTCCAACCACGAGTAGAGGTTTTGATATCAATGATTTTTATCGTTTTTGTTGCTTCATTATACAATACAACGTCTAAAAATCCGCGGTAAATAACGTTTTTAAACGCAGGATTAGGCGTTAATTGGATGGGTACTTCACAACCAACTATCCACCAGTTACGTTTACTAAAATACACTCCATTTTTCTTTTTGAACCAATTGATAATAGCAACTCCATCTTCAAAAAATTCTCTTAGTTGAGTAGAATCTGAAAAATGTACTTTATTATTTTTTTCATAGTCAATTCTGTATTGTTTTCTTAGAGTATCTTCAAAATGCTCTACTAAATCAATCCTATCAGCTGCTGCTTTGCTTTCCTCATACATTGTAGTTAAATACAATTGTAATGATTCGTGAATAGCAGTACCAAAAGTCATGTGAATTGATACTTCGGTTTTACGATGCCCATCCCTGTACTGCAGCGCCCATTTGTGTGGGCACTGCTCGTACATGGAAAATTGACTAAATGAGATTTGCTTTTGATAGCTATAGTCAACGTCTGGGGGCGTGGTTGATTTTACTTCCTTAATAATGGAAGGTATTTTTTTCTTAGGCAAAACTACTTAAGTATTGTTTTATTTTTTCTATATCCTTTATTCTTTCTTGAGTTTGATAATCTGAGTAAAAATTATCTTTAACAATTTGTTTCCTACTTTCTACTTCGTAATACAAATCATCTATATGATCCTCGTTTTGAGTTTCATCAAATCTAAAATGGGATAAAATAATATTATCTTCTTGAATATAAGGAATATTAGCATGAAATACAAGCTCACTTATCCAAGTATCTGATGCTGTATTATTAGCCATTCTTCCAGTTAATTCTACTAATTTTTTAGGAACTATAGGTAAAATGCAAAACATATATCCAGGAAAAAGTTCATAAGTACCTCTAACATAATGTTCCATATGAGAAACCATAGGATTTAGAACTATAAATTTATTTAAATATTCTTTAATAACTAAATCCCAATTTAAAGAAGTATAAACAGCATCATCTGTGTAAAGAGCAAGAAAATTGCCTGATGCTTTAGTGGCTAAAATATTTTGGATTTTATAGATATTTTCATATCCTTTTTCACTAAATTCATAATATTTTACGTTAGGGTGGGTTGTAGAATATTGAGAAAGGAAATTAATAGTATCAAAATCATCATTATCAACCCCACATAAAACCTCAAAATTATACTTATCATAACAAGTATTAAATAAGGAATCAAGTGAATTTTTAAGTTTACCTACTCTATTTTTAGTAGGTAAAATAAAACTTACTATAGGAATTTTATATTCCATATTATTTTTTCCACAAACCACGCTCTACTAATTGAGCAATGATACCATAATTAACAATGTCTTGATAAGTATCAGTTAGTGGTTCGTTGTTAATTCTTTTATTATTAATAAGTAGATTTTTCCATCTACTAATCTTATCGCTTATGCGATACCAAAGTCCTGTAAGAGCGAAAGCCCTTTCTTCTTCAGTAGCAAGTAAAGTACCAGCGCTGATATTAGCCATACCGTAGTCAAGATGTTTTTTGCTAAATAGCTCAAACTGCTCTTCCACGATAGCCATATAGCCAGCGTAAATATGAGGGTATTCTTTTTTAAGGATTTCACTTGCTTTAGGGCCGTAACTTAATTTTGGTTCTTCTTTTACAGTCCAAATTGTTTTATCGTCAACACTTTTTCCAGCCATATTATAAGCTTTTTACCAATTTGTTTTGTTCTTTTTCATCAACTCCCATCTGCCAAAGTATATTACGCACTCCTGTTTCTCTTAAAATGTCAATATAATGATCTGCTTCACCAAGTGAGCATTCAAAATATTCAGCTACATAATTTACTAGTTCGTCATTCTTCTTTGGTGTTTGGCTCTTAATATATTTAAGCCAAACTTTTTGTTTTGGGATCATTTCTCGGTAAATGGAATAAATTTGTTTCTTATTGGTTGGATTTATCTTTTGTACATAATTTACAATATCAATGTAATCTATGTTCATAGATAAATATCTATGTATCATGTAAGAATTGAACTTATCCCATGACTCTTCCGTGAAGTTATTAGGAAGAGTTTTTTTGATTGTTATTTCATTTAACCAATCAAATATTGTCATATTCGTCTTGAATCTCTTTAGGTAGAGTTTCCTTTAAAATTTTTCCTGTTTTTACATCATAAAATACAGGAATTGGAATAATCGCATCTTGTTCAGTACCTACAGCAAAACGTGATGCTTTACGTAAAATAAGACCTTCAGCTACTACATAGTTACCGTCTGGGGTTTCTACTTTCTCTGTGTTTTTAATATCAATGTTAAGTTTAGGTTGTTCTTGATTCATCATTTGTTTTGTGATTTATAATCTAAAATAAAGCCAATTAATACTATAATATTCATACCTAAGCTGGCTATAATCTCATGTATGTCTTGATAAATTGTTGTCATTAAGTGGACGTGTCCAACCATCCAAAAAGGTATGGATAAGTTTTGGCTAATCCAAATTACAGTAAATTTAAGGAAGTTCTTCAAATTCAACATCTTCTATTTCTCTTACAAAATATATAGCACCTTCTTTTTTAAATGTGTTAGTACAATACCAGAGTTGTCTTAAAATATCTAAATCCCATTGTCTATCATCTCTTAAGATTCTAACTAATTTAAATAGTTTCCCATTTATATCTAATACCTGGTAATTCACAATACTTTAGGTTTGGCTAGCTCAATTAACTTAGCAATAAGTGCCATTGCGTTTATTTCTTTGTCAATGCGGAAGTTAGCTTGGTACGAATATTCGTTAGTGTATACTGCCACCATACCTTCGGACCCAGGAGCATAGATAGAAGCGTTATCATAAAGGTAACGATATAGTTCTTCAAAGTCTTGAACATTTGCATCTGCAATAATTTGTCTAATATTGTTAAAATTAGGTTTCTTTTGGGTAAGTTCTTTTAGAACTTGTGTCATGTAATTAGATGAAACTAATACTGACTTATCGATTTTAAGCCACTTATCGTCTTCACCTTTTACTTTATCATGAACAATTGATAATTGAATAGTGTTAAGACATTTACGTAAATCTGGATAAAATTGATTTACGATTGTTTTTAGATCATCACGTTGAAATGAAACACCTTCAGT